ACTAGTCAACTTGAAGACCGGCGACGGTTTCGCATGTGGCAAAAGTATTTGGTCAATAATTTTTGCCAGCCAATATGGGATTCGTTTTGCGATGCTGCAGCGCTTGCAGGTGATGCAGCGTTCCCAAAAAGCGAGCAACTGTTGGACTATCGTCGAAAGGTTGCGCCAGTTGAATGGCAGACCCCGGATTGGGAATGGGTCGATCCGTCGGTTGAACAGCAGACGGCACAAAACTCAATTAACTCCTACATGAGCACGTACGCAGACGAGCTAGGAGCGATTGGCAAATCATGGCGACAAGTCATGTATCAACGTGCGAAGGAAGACAGGCTACGCTTCAAGCTTGGACTCATTACAGCAGAAGAACGGCAGCAGCAAATCAGCGCGGCTCAAACTGTAGCCGCAAACCCTGAGCCATCGTCTACAAGCGTAGAGGCAGCTCCGGCTGATATAGCAGCGTCCGCTTTCAACGGTGCTCAGGTTACCAGCCTCGTCGATATTCTTACGCAGGTCGGTACAGGAGCGATTCCGAAGACAAGTAGCAAGGCTATTCTTGCTGCTGCTTTCCCAATGCTTTCTCAAGCAATCATCGACGCAATCATCGACCCAATCAATCCGGGGACTATCGCGGCAGATGGCGTACCAGTTGGCACTGCTATAGATCCCGCGATGGAAGGTGGAACAGGTGAGATGGCTGGTATGTCACGGTTGCAGTGGCAACGAAATCGAAAAGCAATCGAAGACGTGTTGAATGGGGTAATCTCTGGCGAGATGTCTCCAGTAAAAGCTACCGCATTGCTTTCAACGTTGGGCTTAGCTCAAGCGACCATAGATGCTTTGCTGTCTGATGTTAGCGACGGCACGTTGGATACCAACATGGAAGAGGCGCCGGCATGAAGAAGGGCAAGCTACCTCCTAGCAAAGTTGCAGCCTTGAGCATGCGTTCTGTATCGCTAGTCGCCGATAGCGCAAGCGTTGAAGCTAGGAGTGTGAAAGTAGCAGTCGCTACAGAATATCCGGTGATGCGGTACTTCGACGAATACGGCATGGCATTGCCGGAAGTGCTCGCTATGAGCGGGATCGAAATGCGACCGACTCACAATCAACTACCAATCGTCGATTCTCACAATCAGAGTTCAGTACGCAACGTGCTAGGCTCTGTACGTAACTTGCAAGTTGTGAATGGTGAGTTGCTTGGAGACGCATACTTTGCAAGCGACGAAGATTCGCAAACAGCTTATCAAAAACTGATCGAAGGTCATCTAACAGACTTCAGCATTACGGCGCATATCCTCGAAAGCGTAGAGCTAAAGCGCGGCGATAGTTATGCACTCGAAGGAGGCAATATCGTTGCGGGTCCCGCAATCATTCACACACGATGGCAACCAACCGATGCGAGCCTCGTTGCCTGTGGTGCTGACAGTTATTCGACTGTTCGGCGTTCGTATCAAGTTCAAGAGGAGCGAAGAAGAGCAATGAGTGAAGACCTGCTTACAAAACTTCAAGCGTTAGGTTTGCCAGAGGGCATTACCGAACCAGATCAGATTGCTATGTGGATGCTTGGCAAGCTGCAGCCAACTGATGAAGTGCCAGAAGAGGCAGCACCAGTTATGCCTTTAACTCCCGAGGCCGAAGACGCAGCCGTCGCGGATGTTATGGAATCGATGATGCCGCAGGACTCAGAGAAGGCTGAGCGCGCATCGGAAGAAGAGATGGCGAAGCGCAGCGTTGAGGCTGAGCGATTGCGAGTAAGAACTATCAAGAACGATTGCAAGCTTTACGGCGTTGAGCGCCAACTCGCCGACGAGCTATGCGATTCCGGTTGTTCCGTTGAAGTGGCGCGCGAGAGGATTCTAAAGACTATGGCTAGCGACCCTGTTGGTTCCAGCGTCAAGGTAACGGAGTCAGCAGACGACAAGCTGGCTACCGCAATGAGCGATGGCTTAGTGCTGCGAAGCATGAGCAATATTCATCGGCGAGGCAAGTACGATCCGTTTGACGGCAAGAAGCCAGCCGCCGGTGGCGAAGACTTTGCAAGTCTTGACCTGTACCGAGTTGCCGAAGCTTTCCTAGCTCGCACGAATGCACCGATTCATCGGATGTCTAAGCGAGACGTTGCCATGGCAGCGATGGGGCATCGTCCGACTATGGAACGCTATCGCATCGAGCGATCAGGTATCTATAACACGACTGGTTCTTTTGCCAACCTGTTGTTGGATGCTTCAAAAAAGTCGCTGCTAGCTGGGTATGTTGAGGCTCAGTACACCTGGAATATTTGGGCACGGCAAGCACCAAGTACCAATGACTTCAAGGCGATCAATCGTATTCGCTTCTCTGAGATTCCTAACCTAGAAGCGGTACCGGAAGTCCAGCCGTATCCAGAGGTCTCGCTAACTGATTCGAAAGAATCGTATCAAGTCGAGAAGTACGGGAGCAAGTTTAGCGTGTCTTGGGAAACGGTTGTCAACGATGACCTGGACGCGATGAGCCGTATCCCTCAGATGCAAGGGGTGGCAGCAAGACGATTGCAAAACGCCAAGGTTTACGAAGTGCTCACGTCTAACCCGACGATGAACGATAGCAATGCGTTGTTCAGCGCTTCGCATGCGTCTGGTTCAAACACGAGTGGTTCGGCAGCTGCTCCGAGCGTTACGACTTTGAACAATGGATTCAAGGCCATGATGACGCAGACTGGAATGACAGCTGGCACTGTGATTGCCGTTGAGCCGCGATACATCATCGTGCCGGCAAACTATCGGGCAACTACGCTGCAGTTGCTTGGATCTTCGGCAGATCCGGTTGTCGGCGGCAGTGCTGCTGGTAACAGCAACACGCTGAATATTTACGGACCCAATGGACCGAGCAACGGGTTAACCGCTGTTGTCGAGCCGTTGTTGGATTTGTCATCGACTACCAATTGGTACCTCGCTGCCGATCCTTCGCAAATCGATACTGTGGAGCTTTGCTTCCTGAGCGGTGAGGAATCGCCAGTGCTCGAAAGCGAATGGGACTTCGACAAAGATGCGTGGATCTTCAAGATCCGTCAAACGTTTGGCGTTAAGGCAATCGATTGGCGAGGCTTGTATCGTAACGCAGCCTGATAAGGTTCACGTGAACGTTCGGTAGTTAGATTCACAATCACACAGGAAATATCGACCATGTTAGATTCAGCATACGATCCTCGGTTTTACACTTGGCTATACGAGGACTTCCACGGTCCTCAGACTCTTGGACCCTCGCCGACCTACGGCGCGCTGTGGGATATTCAAGATACCTCAAGCTCTGGTACACCAACCTATACCGTAGGTGGTGTAAACGGCGAGGCTACGTTTACCTTCGATGCGACGAGCGAAATTCAAAACGTTTGCTTGTTCCAATCGGACGTCTTGAATTGGGATATTGATTTTATTCAATATGCTAAGTTTGGCGTTCGAGCGTCGAATACCTTCAACGCTGCCAATACCTTGTCGTTCGGGCTAGCTTCAGCACGAGCAGACGACGTTGACACTATCACTTCCCATGCCAGCTTTCGTCTGATTGGGAACAACAATGTGTTGGTGGAGTCCGATGACGGTACGACGGATCGCGATGACATTGCAACAGGGGTCACGCTAGCCGCGACCTATAAGCACTTCGTGATTGACTTTACTGGCGGCAAGTCAAACGTAAAGTTTTATTGCAATGGCCAACGGTTGGCACCAGCCACGACGTTCAATATGTCAGCTTACTCGGCAGGGTTCCAGCCATATTTGCAATTGCAAAAGACTGCGAATACCAACGTACAAAGCGCTGCTATTGACTACGTGTATTTGCTCAGCAAGCGTGCCTAATGACCTTGCATAATCAGATTCAGGCTGATGGTCTGAAAGTGTTCTGCCGATTGGCCGACTTTGCGGAGAGTATCGTTTACTATCCGCGAGTCGGTGCGGCACGAACCATCGCAGCGATTGTTGTTCGCGAGCCTCTTTCTGTGTTGCCAGAAGACGGCGACAACGTGCTACCCAATGCTATGGTTTATGTTGCCAACGATGCAACGCAAGGCATTGCCAGTAGCGAAATAAATCTTGGCGGGGATGCGCTGGAGTTCGCAGTTAGAAATGGCAAGACGCCAACCCGCCGGACTATTGTTCGACTAACAGAACATGATGAAGGCATGTTAGTGCTAGAGTGCCGATGACAATTCCTGTGGTTGAATCTATTGCGCAAGAATTAGAATCGCGACTACAAGCGATGGTAGGAAGCGCTCTATACACAACCACTGTGGTTGAGGTCATTCGCCCAACTAGAAACGGCAACTACACTCCTTTAGATGGGCAAATCGTACTCACGTACGGGTCGGTCGAGCCTGTCCCTGAGCTCATGCTTCCAGGCGAGCCAGTCGCTTTGGCGTGGAATCAAACGTTCGTAATTCATCTACACGTTCTTACAGATGAAGAGTCGCAAGAGCCTATCGATTTGGTGGTGCAGCAATTTGCTGCGGATGTCCAGAAAGCTGTCTGTATCACTGGGCAGGATTGGCACAGATTCGGTGGATGGGCAATCGATTCTGAATGGCAGTCGTTGCAGCTCATCGTGAACGATGGTGGCTTAGATGGAGTGGCCTTGTATCTCAAGGTTCTTTATCGAGTCTCCGAACGTGACCCAACCGTTGTGCGGCTGTCATGATTAAAATTGAGTTTGACCCTAAACAGCTCGTTGATCTAGCAGAAGTTATGCGCAACTCTGGCAAGAGTGTTCGCAAAGAGCTACCAGTCATCATCAATCAAACGTTGCGCAAAACCCTGTCCTACTTCGTAAAGGAAATTCGCAAAGAAATTTTAATCCCGCCAGCTAAAATTAAGCAGCACTTACGAATCACGTTTGCTTCAGCAGAGATCCTAAGTGGTAAGGTAAAATTTTATCCGCGTAAGCATGGCAAAGGCATCGGGGTTAAGTATTTCAAGCCGCAAGTAGTTTTTGGGGCTGGAGTCGAATACTTCCTGGGGCCGAGAAAGACGAAAAAGCAATTCATCCCAAAAGCATTTATCGTGACTAAAGCCTCTGGGCATGTCTTTGTGCGAAAAGGTCCAAAGGTCGTCATGTCGAAAGGCATGTATAAAGGGAAAAAGCGACAACAGAT